TGGGATGAATTTTTCAACTCAACCTTCCCGACGATTTCTTCCGGCGAAACAACTAAGGTTGTTCTCGTATCAACACCTAATGGCATGAACCACTTCTATAAGACGTGGGATTATGCGTTGCAAGGCAAAAATGAATACAACCCAATCAAAGTTATGTGGTATGATGTTCCAGGTCGTGATGAAGGTTGGAAAGAACGCACACTTGCTGCTATGTCGTTTGACTACGAGAAGTTTAGTCAAGAACATGAAGTTGAATTTTTGGGTTCGTCAGGCACACTTATTGCTGGCTGGAAATTAAAAGAACTCGTCGTGAAACCTGCATTAGTTGCTCGTAATGGGTTGTATCAATATAACGAGCCTATGCCTGGCAAGATTTATACAATTATTGCAGACGTTTCACACGGCAAAGGTCTCGACTATTCAGCATTTCATGTGATTGATATTAGCCAGATGCCATATAAACAAGTATGTGTATATCGAAATAATACTATCAGTCCTATCGAATATGCAGAAACTATTGCAAGGATTGCTAGAATCTATAATGACGCTGCTGTCCTTGTTGAAACAAATGACATAGGTGGTCAGGTTGTTGATGCAATACATAATGAATACGAATATGATAATATCCTATATACTGCTGCATCGGGTCGAGCAGGTAAACAAATTTCAAACGGATTTGGTCCAGGAACATCTGAAAGATGTGTTCGAACAACTAAAGTGTTAAAATCAGTTGGTTGTTCTTTGTTAAAATTGTTGATTGAACAAAATCAATTGATTGTTCATGACTACAACACTATCCAGGAATTGACTACATTTTCTCGTAAGGGTAGTAGTTATGAAGCTGAAGCTGGATGTCATGATGACTTGGTTATGCCTTTAGTATTATTTGCATGGATGTCTGATCAAAATTATTTCAAAGAAATGACTGATATTAATACATTGATGAAATTGAGAGAAAAGACAGAAGCAGAATTGATGAGTGATTTATTACCTTTTGGTTTTATTGAGGATGGACGTGATGATGTAAATGTAAATGAACTGGGTGTCGATGTAAGCATGCCTTCATGGTTAAACATGAATGATGGCTGGGATTGAATCTGAAGCATTTATAAATAAAGAGAATATATCTCATCATAGAACTTTGAAAAAGGAGAATCCCTATGTCATTCCAAATAAGCCCGGGCATTAATGTCAGTGAAATTGATCTAACTACTATCGTTCCTGTTGTTTCAACAACTGATGGGGCTATCGGCGGCGTTTTTCGTTGGGGTCCTGTTGATCAGCGCGTTTTAGTAGATTCTGAAAATAGTTTGCTATCTAACTACGGCAAGCCAACAAATCTAAATGCTGAAACCTGGTTGACTGCAGCTAGTTTCACTAATTATGGCATTCGTTTGCATGTATCTCGTGCTGCCAATACTGTCGGAACATCGCCAAAGGTATCTATTGCAAATATTGTTGCAGGATCTGCATCAGTAAATGTTAGCTCTACTGCAAACTTGTCAGCAGGTATGTATGTAATTTCTGCGAATTCATCTGGCATTAAGATCGGCGCAAAAATTGATGCTATTACCAATGCAACAGCATTTACACTTTCTGCGTCTTCTGATGCATTAGTTAATGTTAACAGCGGCACAATTCAATTCGCTACTAACACTGCATTCAGCGCGATTGCAAATACAGGATCTGTTGACAACTTAGCTGCACAAATTATAAAAAGCAGCGCACATTTCCTTGATAAACCATCATCAGAATTTGATACTAATACCAACTTTGTTGCAAGATATCCAGGTGAAGTAGGAAATTCATTGAGAATTTCTGTCTGCGCCAATTCTGCAGGTTATCAATCTAATATCGCACTAACAAGTAATACTTACAAATTTGTAGGAACTGCAACTGATGGTGTGAACACAACAACTATTAACAGATTTACTACTTTGGTTGCTCCTAATGGTTCAAAAGTTGTTACAGCAACAATAACTGAAACATCTTCGAACGGTTCAATCGAAAGTGCTAATGCTACTGCACTTGCTGCAGCAACAACATTACAAAGTCAAATCAATGTCACTGATACTGTTGTATTAGGTAAGGATACATTTAAAGTAATTACAGCAAATCCAGGCACCATTGGGTTGACGCCATCTTCAAACACTACTAATGCAACAGCGACATTTAGTTTTGTAGTAAATTCTAAAATTGTCAAAGATGCAGGCGGCGTAACTCTTGAGTCAAATTCTGCTGTAGTTGCGAATAATACTATTCAGCGCGGATGGGAGTTCAAAGGTTCATTTGATGCCGCGCCAGGAAAATCAAGCTATCAATCTAGCTTCGGAAATACTTCTGTAAATTCAGATGAAATGCACATTGTTGTTGTTGATGATGGTGGCAAGTTTACTGGTGTTCCTGGTACTATTCTAGAAACATATCGTGGCGTTTCTCGTGCAACTGATGCTAAAACAGTTGATGGCGGAAAAAATTATTATAAAGATGTAATCAATGATAATTCAGATTACATTTATGCAATTAATAACATGGGTGGTGCTACGACAGCAACAGCTACTTTATTGATCAATTCGACACTTGATGTATATCAGAAAACATTTGTTCAAGGCAGAGATGGTGCTGATGAATCTAATATATCACCTGTCGAACTTTATGACGCATATGCACAGTTTGCATCGCCAACAGATGTTGATGTGTCACTTATTATGACAGGAAAACTACCTACAGGTACTAGCGCACAACTTGCAAATTACTTAATCAACATGGCTGAAAATCGCAAAGATTGTGTAGTTTTCATTTCGCCATCTAAAGAAGATGTTGTAGGTAAATCAGGTAGCGCAGCTGCTGATGCTATTGTCGCAACAAGAAATCTGATCGACCCATCGTCATATGCCTTCATGGATTCTGGTTATAAATACATGTATGATCGCTACAATGATGTATATCGTTGGGTGCCATTGAATGGTGACATTGCAGGTCTATGCGCTAGAGCAGACGTTACAAATGATTCTTGGTGGTCGCCGGCAGGACCTGCTCGCGGTCAAATCAAAAATCTAATTCGTTTAGCATACAATCCATCAGTTTCAGAGCGTGGCACATTGTATACTAACGGAGTAAATCCAGTGGTTTCATTCCCGGGTCAAGGAACACTCCTGTATGGTGATAAAACCTTGCTAGGTGTTGCGTCTGCATTTGATCGTATCAATGTTCGTCGTCTGTTTATTCTTCTTGAAAAAGCAATCGCTCGTGCATCAAAGAGCACATTGTTCGAGTTCAACGATGCATTTACTCGTTCACAGTTCAAAAATCTTGTGAATCCATATTTGCGTGACATTCAAGGTCGTCGTGGTATCACTGATTTCTTGGTTGTTTGTGATGAAACAAACAATACACCAGAAGTTATTGACCGCAATGAATTTGTTGGCGATATATACATTAAACCTGCACGTTCAATCAATTACATTCAATTGAATTTCGTTGCTGTAAGAACTGGCGTTGCCTTCTCCGAAGTCGTCGGACAATTCTAATAAATAAACGAAAGAATAGGAGAATAAAATGGCATTTAATATCAACACATTTAGATCACAGGGTCTAGTAGGGGGCGGCGCTCGTCCGTCCCTATTCGACATAGAAATTGCAGGATATCCAGGACTTGAAAAGCTAAGATTTGTTGCAAGATCATCTCAGATTCCTGCAATGTCAATTGGTTCAATTGATGTTCCTTACTTCGGCAGAAAAATCAAATTAGCGGGTGATAGAACATTCGCTGATTGGTCGATCACAGTAATGAATGATGAAGATTTCAAAATTCGTGCTAGATTCGAAGAATGGTCAAACAAGATGAACACATTGATCTCAAACGTCAATGCTGCAGGAAGTAGCCCAGCTGACTACAAGTGCACTGCAATTGTTCGTCAGTATTCTAAAGCAGGTAAATCAGGTGATACATCTAGTAAACCAATCAGATCATATCGTTTCGTAGGTATATTCCCAACTCAAATTGATGCAATTAATCTTGATTGGGATACTGTAAATTCTATTGAAACATTTGATGTTACTTTCTCATATGACTGGTGGGAACCAGTTGCTGATGAAAATAGCACCGGCGCAGTAAATTACGATACAACTATTATCGGAAATGGCTTCAATAAATAAGTTTTTATTCTAGTCTCTGATATGAACTACTAAATTTTGTTTATATGAGGGGCTATCGTAATCGGTAGCCCCTATTATTTTGAAGGAAAATATATGGCATCTCTATTCGGTTTTGAAATAAAACGCAAGCAAGATACGGAAAACTTGCCTTCCTTTACTCCTGAGTATAAGGACGATGGCGCTGTAGTCGTTGCAGCGGGCGGTCAATATGGAACATATATCGACCTAGATGGAACTATCAAAACAGAAGCAGAACTTGTTTCCAAATATCGTGAAATGGCACTGCAACCTGAAGTCGACCAAGCAATTGATGACATTGTTAACGATGCTATTGTCACAGAAGACAAAGTAAAAACTGTAGAGATAATTCTTGATGATGTAAAAATTGCAAATAATGTCAAAAAAGCTATATCAAATGAATTTGACAACATTCTACACCTTTTAGATTTTAAGAAATATTCTTATGACATCTTCAGAAAGTGGTATGTCGATGGTCGTCTATATTATCATGTAATAATTGATGACCAAAAAAATTCAAGATGGCATCAAAGAAATTCGCTATATTGATCCGCGTAAAATTCGCAAGATCAGAGAAGTAGCAAAATCAAGAAATAAAATTGATCCTAATGCGACAACTATTCAAAAAACAACTGCAGAATATTATGTGTATAATGACAAAGGATTCCAAGCAAGGGCAGGCGCTCAGGCTGCAATGGGTTCATCTAGCGGTTTGCGTATTGCTAAAGATTCAATCGTATATGTCACTTCTGGTTTAACTGATCGTGACGGGACTATGGTCCTGTCTTATATGCACAAAGCAATCAAACCTATGAACCAACTTCGTGCATTAGAAGATGCTACGTTGATTTATCGTTTGACTCGCGCTCCAGAACGTCTGATTTTCTATGTTGATGTTGGTAATCTGCCAAAAATGAAGGCAGAACAATATCTTCGTGACATGATGACTAAATACAAAACCAAATTGGTTTATGATCAAGCAACTGGCGAAGTTCGTGATGATCGTAAATTCATGACTATGACTGAAAACTATTGGTTGCCTCGTCGTGAAGGTGCTCGCGGTACTGAAATTACAACACTTCCTGCAGGTCAAAATCTTGGCGAAATGGAAGATGTAAAATACTTCCAGCGCAGATTGTTTAGATCACTAAACGTTCCTTTCAACAGAATTGAACCTGATGCTATGAACTCATTGGGTCGTTCATCTGAAATTACTCGTGAAGAAGTTAAGTTTGCAAGATTCGTTGATCGGTTACGTTTGCGTTTTTCAGAATTGTTTATGGGATGCCTTGAGAAGCAATTGATCCTAAAGAAAATCATGACACCTGAAGATTGGGATGAATTTTCAAAGGATTTTACATTTAAATATGCCCGTGATAGTTTCTTTGCAGAATCAAAAGAGCTTGAAATTTTAGGTGATCGTCTAAGTGCACTAAATAATATCGTGCCTTATGCTGGTAAATATTATTCAAATGAATGGATTCGTAAAAACGTTCTACGTCAATCAGAAGATGAGATGGAATTGATTGATGGAGAAATTGCCGCAGAAGCTATTAACCCACAATATGCTGATCCTAATGCAGAACAAAATCAGGGTGGGGCGCCGCAAGATCAAACACAAGCAGGTCCTCCTGTACCACAGCCCGCTGAAGCACAACAATAAGGAGTTAATATAATGAGTGATGATAAATATAACATTGAAGACATCGTGAATTTTTCTGCACAAGAAAAACCAATCAGTGTCAAGGATGCAGTTAATGATGTAATGTTGACGAAGATTCATGCTGAAATTGAAGCTAAAAAACTTGAAGTTGCAAAGAGCATTTTTGGCGGTGACACAGAAATAGATGAAGATGATGAAGATTTCGATGACGAAGATTTTGATGATGACGAAGATGAAGACGACGATTTTGAAATCTCTGATGAAGAATTAGACGATCTATTTAATGACCTAGAAGAATTAGATGACACAGATTTAGAAATAGAGGACGAAGATGGCGAAGACGCTTAAGGATATTCTAGAGGTTGCTAAACCTGTGTCGCCAGCCGACAAAGCATTCGTAGCAAAGCACACCATTAAAAAGACACCTGACGCCAACAAGAATGGTGATGATGTTTTCAATGCTACAAAGACAAAAACATACAAGCGCAGCCCACATAATGGTTACGACAATGGCGCTGATGAAAAAGTTTATGAAGAACATATGACTGCTGCTGATAAAGCAAGAGAAGAAGCTATTAAGGCAAAGACTGATCCGTCAGGCATGAAAGCATCTATGCAGAAGAAATATGGTCCTGAAAAGGGTAAGCAAGTTTACTTTGCAACCATTCGCAAACAAGCAATGGAATCTGTCGAAGAAATTGATGAAGGTGTTGCAAAAGATCACTATGATACACATCATAAGCGTGCTATGGCTGCTTTGAATGACATTGGCAAGCACTTGATGAAGCAAAAAGCAATGTGTGATAAGTCAGACAATAAGTGGATTCATTCTGACCAAGCATGGGGAATGAAAGATACAGCTCGTCAACTTGAAGACATGGCACAAGGTGCAGCACAACGCACTGAAAATATGACGCCAGTTCCAATGTCACAGCCAGGTATAAGAGGTTATTAATAATGCCAATTCCTACAGTAAGTACTAATAATTATACTATGCAGACTGCTCGTCCGCAGTCATTTCTTTTACCTTCTAGAGTTCGTGATGTTGTAGGCAAAATGAAAGTTTCAATGTCTGAAAACATTTACGAAGCAGACTTTGAATATGGCACTCAGCCAATGCGCTGGGAAAATTTAATTATTAATACAGCATCTTCAGGTAGCCTTGCAAACATTGCTCACATGCCAGGATTAGGTGGTGTTAGAATGTTGATTGGCAATAATGCGGGTGATGTTGCTATTCGTCAATCAAGACCTTATCATCGTTACCAGCCAGGTAAAACTATGTATATGGCAACTGCTGCAAACTTCGGTGCACCTGTTGCGGGATCAGTCCAAAGAGTCGGATTTTTTGATGATGGCAATGGCGTATTTTTTGAACAAGGAACAGCCACTGCCGCAAACCCAGCTGGCATGTATTGTGTGATTCGTTCAGATTCAGGTAATGTTAATTTTAATACTGGTGTATCAACAGCAGCAGGTCCTTCTGATACTAAATTTTCATATGAAAATTGGGTAGGTGATTCTGTAGCATCATTGATTGATTGGACAAAACTCCAAATGATCTGGATTGAATATGCATGGTATGGCGCAGGTTGTATTCGTTGGGGTACTATACTGAATGGCGAACCTTATGTGCTGCATGAAGTCGGTGCAGGTAATGCATCATGGACTGGTCAGCCTCACCAATTCCCGTGGGCTAGAACTGGCAACTTGCCGGTGAGATATGAACAAAGAAATATTAGTGCAACTACATCAAATTCTGTTTTTGCACACTTCGGTGTTTCTGTTATGGTTGAAGGACGTATTGACGATCAACGTGGTTTCACATATTCATATGGGTTGCCTTCTTCATCTATTCGTAGAAATGTCCCTCAAAATACTACACGTTTTCCTGTTATTTCAGTTAGAACAAATACTATGGGTGTGATAGATTTTTCCGGAAACTCTACGTCAAATCCAATCGACACTGCAACTGCAAACACAACGTTCATGAGAGTTTCAGGAACTCCGTGGGTTGCAAATGCATACGTTGGTCGTGCTATCGCATTTGTCGGCGCAAACAGTACAGGCAATACAGCAAATACTTTTGTGGGTCGTATTGCAAATAATACTACAAATACTGTTTATTTCACCGACATTGTTTCTACAACTCCTGTATTGGCTACTTCAAATAGCTCATACACTTATAGTATTGGTCTAATAAATCGCGGTCAAATTCTTCCTAAAACTTTGATCGTTTCTTCAGACGCTCTATGTCTTGTTGAGTTGGTTGTTTCTACTGCAGCAAATCCTACATTATTAACAAATGCTACATTCACTCCTATGAACACTCTAGGTTCTTTAAATTCGCTATCATCTAGAGATGTGACTGCAAACGCAATCAGCTCCGGTACCGGTGAAGTGATTTATGCGTTTACTTCACCTGCAGGCGGTTCGGGTATTCAAACTTTTGAATTGAGTGACCTGTTTGCTCTTTATAACAATATCAGAGGAAATAGCACTGATATTTTGACAGTCGCAATTTCAACACCATCAGGATCTTCTGCTAATGTGGGTGCCCATCTGATTGCTCAAGAAGCAATGTCATAAGTTGGGTTATTGATATGTCAACTTCTTATAAATATATCAAATAATTCACAAGGAATACTATAATGAAACTCATCGTTGAAGATATTGATGAAGTAAAATACATCACGGAAAAGCGTGAAGATGGCAAGAAGAACCTTTATATCGAAGGTGTTTTCATGCAGGGCGGAATTCAGAACCGCAACGGACGTATGTATCCGGTTGATGTTCTGGTCGCTGAAACAACTCGCTATTCAAAGAAACTAGTAGAATCAAAGCGTGCTTATGGTGAATTGGGTCATCCTAATGGTCCTACAATCAATCTTGATCGTGTTTCTCATCGTATTGTTGAACTTCGTCAAATTGACAAATCAGGTGATATCTACGGCAAGGCTATGATTATGGATACTCCTATGGGCAACATTGCTCGTGGTATCATTGAATCTGGCGGACAATTAGGTGTGTCATCTCGCGGTATGGGTTCGATTAAAGAAAACAACGGCATCATGGAAGTCCAAAAAGATTTCTTTCTTGCTACTGCTGCCGACATCGTTGCTGATCCATCAGCACCTGATGCTTTTGTTCATGGAATTATGGAAGGTGTTGAGTGGGTATGGGATAACGGCATATTAAAAGCTAACCAAATTGCAGAACAAACACACAGAGAAATCAACAATGCTTCTGCATCAAGAGCATTGACTAATGATAGAAAACTTGAAATTTTTGAGGCATTCTTGACTCGTCTTGTCAATAAGTGATCTCTAATTTATTGATTTTATAAATAACTAAAACGTCAAATTAAAAGGAGCATTATAATGCTAAGCAAGAAAGAGCAAGACCTAATTGAAAAGGTTGTTACTGTCGGCGGTCTTTCAGGTCAAGCTATGACTGCAGATCCAACTAATACTGTAGCGCAAGCACCTGGCAATTCAAAAAAGCAAGGCGACTTGTCTATGCCTAAGTCACAAAATCCTGCAGGAACTGGAATCGAAGAAACTGATCCTGAAAATAATGTAAAAGCAACTGGTGATATGTCAGCACAAAATAAAGCATCTATCGCTATGAAAGGTTCTTCAGTAAAAGAAGATCTTGCTGATGTATTCGGTGATGACCTTACCGAAGAAATGCTAGAAAAAGCAGCAACACTTTTTGAAGCAGCAATTGCAATCAAAGTTGCAGAAATCGAAGAAGCATATGCTGCTGCACTAGATGAAGAAGTAGAATCAATCCACGCAGAATTGACTGAACAGGTTGATCAGTATCTTTCATTTGTTGCATCAGAATGGCTAACTGAAAATGAAGTCGCTGTCGAATCTTCATTGAAGAATGAATTGACTGAAGAATTCATTGACGGCCTAAAGAATCTATTTGCAGAGCACTATATTGACGTTCCTTCTGACAAGGTTGACGTTCTTGAGTCTCTAGCACTTAAAGTTGAAGAACTTGAAGATCGCTTGAACGAAGAAATGGGAAGCAAGATTGAACTTGTAAATGAACTAAATCGTCATGCAATGAAAGAAGCATTTGCTGAAGTCGCTGAAGGTCTTGTTTTGACACAAGTCGAAAAGTTCCGCACAATTGCTGAAAACCTAGAGTTCACTGGCGACGTTAACTCATACACAACAAAATTAAAAACCATCAAAGAGAATTACTTCTCTGGTAAAAAATCTGCAACATCAAATATCCTAACCGAAGAGTTTGAGGGCGATGACTCATCTACAGCACCTGCTGTCCATGGCGAGATGAGTAAGTATGTAACTGCTATTTCAAGAACTCTTAAGAAATAATTCGTTATAAATAAAACTATCAAGAAAACCGTAAAGGGAGATTAATACAATGCTATTAGCTGAGGAAATTCAAAAGAAGTGGGCACCAGTGCTTGAGCACGCCGACTTAAATCCTATCAAAGACCATCACCGCCGTGCGGT